ACTGGTCCATAAGACCCGCACTCTAACCAACTGAGTTACAGGGACGATTGGGCTTTCACCCAATGAAACGACGGTTTTTTTCTTTAATAAGAGTAGATGTTACTTCACATTGTTCGCCTTCTTGGAGTGGCCTATGTCGGTCTCCTAAGTTTCATACTCTCTTTCTTGTCGTCCCACTGGCTCGACAAGATCACAACCCCTCTTGACGATACCAAGAGGAAGTGGATCATATTCATAGAGGTCGCCTTACAATTCGCCCTGATAGGCGCACTCATGTACTTGACTCGTGGACTCATCAAGAAGATTCCATTTCCTCTTGAGGGGACGGCGGGTTACATACACTCACAACTCGGGGAGCTCCGGTCACTCCCCCTGATCGTCTTCATTTTCATGTTTTTCCAACAAAGGACTCAAGACAAGATGAAGTATCTCATCTCGACTCAGAGCGTGATACCTACCAAGTTCTAAACTCGGCGACCCATATTCACTGAGTTGTTCGGCTGGACAACATACCTGGAGTTGCTTGGCGGGAGAGCGACATTCGTGGGTGGGGCTGGGGGCGCCGCGGCCGCAAGGGGGTTCATAGTTGGGGCCGTTGAATAGGCGCTTCTGGCGGCGTACATCTTCAGACCGAACCAGCCCATCATTAAAACACCTACAATAATCGCAAACGACCCACAGGTTATCAGACCCTCGCGGTTTGGATCATCTTTGGCCGTCGTGGCAATGATTGCTATACCTCCGGCGAAAAACAAAAGACCGACGGCTGCAGCAGTGTACATCTTTATACTAAGCTTCGGTTTTATTATGTCTAAAGCACTCCCATAACTTACTTGACCTGGCACTTAGGGCTGAGAACTCGTCGATGGTGTACTCGTCTCCCATAGACCTGTTGCACTGTGAACAAATAGGACGAAGATTAGTCAGATCTGTAGGCCCTCCTTTACTTTCGGGAACATTGTGACCCACCTCGAAAATAAAAGGGGTCATAATATTTTCACACCAACGCACCAGACATTTGTGCTCGAACTTCTTCCCGCACCACGCGAGCCAGACCTGCTCTCGTAGTGCCCGGGGTATCTTCACCTTCATTTCTCTGAAACTTCAAATCCCAAAAGCTTTAACTTTTCTTTGAACTCGGCATTCTCACCCCGTCCTGGAATATCTGGAGCCGAGTTGGTCAAAAGACACTGACGAATAGACTCAATCTCGAGTCTGGAGAGAGTAATTGACCCGAGCCGAAAGTCCTCGAAGGCCTCACAGGTCACGGGGACGATGGGGCGGATACGCTCGTAGATCTGGGTCGCAATGTCCCGAATCTCCTTCTGGGCGTGACTCTCCATACGCAGACTCAAAAAGTGAAGCAAGTTGTGAAGGTCAATTTTCCAATAAAATTCAGTAAAGGTGCACTGGGGCAGGTGGGCTCGAGCCAGTTCGCGAGAGACCCCTTTCTCCAGGAGCTCGTCATACACATGAAAAGCCAAGTCACACGAGGTCTTTTGCTTGGCCAAGAGGTTCGGGGACTCGAAGGGTTCTTCTCCCCCTTGGCCGCGGGTCTCCGACTGCTTACGGAGCTGGTCAGGCAAGTAAAACTCGTCAGGGATAACCGAGTACCGAGCGCTCATCTCGTTGACAGAGGCTGTGCGGTGCCGGAGCCACTGGCGTGCCACATAGATGGGTGCCCGGATATGAAACTTGAACTCGACCATCTCGAAGGGTGTCGTGTGCTTGTGACGCATGAGGTACCGGATCAGGGCGCGGTCATCACTGACAGACTTGGTTCCGGAACCGTACGAGACGCGGGCAGCCTGGACGATGGACTCGTCCGTCCCCATAGAGTCCACGAGGCGAACGAAGCTCATTTTATTAGAGTACGATGGGTCTTTTTAACTGCAACTCAAGTTTTAATAGTTGTACCTATTAAGAATGCCTCCCGGAACAAGAAGACGGCTTGATTTTAATAACATCGTGGTCACTCCGGCACAGGTCCGTCGAATTGAAGTTAATAATAGACTACTGGTGGCGGCGAACCGTCTCCAGCACATGAATGAGACGCGTATGAGCGACCGAAACTATAGTCTGGCGACCGCCTTTCTCAATGCAGTTATTCGCGCACAGAATGGAAATGCGACGGCCCGAAACGCTGCTCTCTTGAACCTGAACAGAGTTCGGAGAATTCCGGGGTTCAATAACAATCGCCCGGTGAACCGAGCGCCCGCCAGGCAGCGTGCCGCCACGACCATCCAGCGCATATGGAGGGGTGGGCGGGCTCGAAACCGCGTGAGCAACATCAGACGCTACCACAGGGCCCGGACCGTTGTTGGTCCGGGTGGTAATATTATGATTGCCATTCCTACGAGGAACTAGTGTTTCATTCGGAGCAAGACGAATGAAAAACGCTCCCGACAGGGTTCGAACCTGTGACATTAAGGTCCCTGAGTTAAAAATGAAAATTTTTAACAGCCTTACACTCTTCCGACTGAGTTACAGGAGCCTCAAGAAAGTCCCTGAACTTTTCCGACCTGCCGGAATCGAACCAGCGACCGTAGGATCTCTCGTACCAACTACAGTCCCACGCTCTACCAACTGAGCTAAGGTCGGGGTCGGGACGGGCAGTTTAACGACTTACCCAGGTCCGGGGTCGGGAGGAAACTTGTTAAAGTTTCCTCACATATTAAAAATCTTCTTCACACCGAGGACAGTCCCACGACACCCGGGACAATCGCGCTTGATCCGGGTGTTCAACCAACACGGCTCACACACGACATGACCACATGGATCAATAAATAGGTCAATAGGCTTGTCCATGCATATAAAACAAGTGTATTTTGCGTACCTTTCAGCATCTGTATTCGTCAAAATATTCTTCATTGCTTCAAGTTCCCCTTTGAGTTCCCCACATTGTTGAGTCAGGGCGACGGCTCCCGATTCGGACTCGTAGTTGTCTATTACTGATAATAGTTTCGCCTTTAAGTCATCGGAAGGCACAGTATCTATAATAAGTTTAGAAATTTGTGTACTCTTCTGGAGATTTTCGAGCTCGCTCATTTTGATGCAAAGATCCCGCTTGACTTTGGAGAACTTTCTTTTAAAAACTCCAAGTTCCTTTTCAAAGTCTTTCCAGGACGCATCGAGTTCACAGGGAATCGCATCAACTTCTGGCGGAGCCGATTGTTGAGGAATTGGGGCGAACCCACTGAGAGCCTCGAGCGTCATCTCGAGCATAGCCCGACTCGGATCAACATATGCGAATGAGGCCATGTAAATATTAAATAAAATATCCTTAACTAATAAATGTTGGGAGATACCATTTTGATTGCCATAGGTTTGGCACTTGTGGTACTTGGCATTCAACCCATGGTCTTGAGTGTAGAGGAAAGGCACGACTCGGTCAAGGTCATCACGACTGTTTTTCTAGTTGCAGCAGGCATATTCATAGGTTTATACTGGAACAATATCACAGTTTAGAACCACCAACATCCTTTCTTTTTCACAGGTTTTAGATACTCGCAAAAAGAATCTCCTAGACCCGAGTCCAGGAGTCTTTGGGCATCTTCTCTCAGACCCTTTGGAAAGTCAGCACTCGCGGACACCAGTCCCAAAACTTGAGTGATGTTCTCATCAGGCCCGATGGCCTCCACAAGATGAAATACTGTGTCGAATGAGGTGGTTTTGAGTCTATTTATTATTCTTTGGTTCAATATTTCATTCACCTTGTCCAGAACAAATGCTATATTTGAAGTTGGGTTCTGAGCAGCGACGGCCTTCACCAGGGCCGACCCCACAAGTCCGTCCATTTTTATGTCTGTAGAATATAAATGGCCGGAAGTGACCCAGTGTTTCTTGCCCTTTTCATACTTTTGCTCGTAGCTCTAGGTATTTCAAATTTCATTCAGGCCAAAGCAAAGCAGGGATACGGACCTTACCAGAATCTCTTTGGGACAATTTACCTTTTGGCGGCAGTAGTACTCATGATAGTTGGGCTTCGTGCGTATAAACAGACGTATTCATATTAAAAGAAAAGAGCGTATAAATGAAAATGAATTTTTCCCACCTCGTTGGGCACATAGGAGGCGTCTGGGTCTCCTGTGCAGAAGACCTAGAGGGAATCATGAATCGAATCGCTGAAAAGTGCGGGTTTACAGTCGTTTCCCGAGCTTTTCACCAATTTGAGCCTCACGGGGCGACGGGCGTTCTGGTCCTGGCCGAAAGCCACTTCAGTGCTCACACTTATCCTGAACTCAACAAGGTTTACATAGATGTCTTTTGTTGCTCAGCCGAGTTCAACCCTGAATTTTGTTCCAAAATTATTGAAAAGGAGTTTTCGGCCCTCACATCTTCTTGGAAAGTAATTTCCAGGCAATGAGACCGGCCACAAGAGTCCATCCCACAAGGTGATCTAGGTTGTCCATCGCTTTCTTTTGCGAGGCTGGGAGGTCTTCGTAGGCCTGTTTGTATCCCGGGGGTTTGAACGGCAGCCAAATGTACCGGCCGAAAGGCACTATAGTTGGCTGGAGTTTATCTTGACACTTATATGTCCAGTCGTACCATGCGAGTGCTATATACGGGAACCAAATAAGAAAGGCGAGGACCCAAGGGTTCTTGTGAGGAAGGTACCAGTACCCCGCTGCGAGCACAAGAGTGAAGATGATACACTTGACATTAAAGTGAAATGGCTGGCCTGGGAAGAGACCTCCGGCCATTCTTAATAAATGACTAGACTTAATTTAGTTCCCCCCAATGAACATGGGGAACATAAGGAAGTAAGAACAAGTCGTCTGGGATATTGTACCAAATGTCCTCTTTGAAAATTATGAACCACACATGCTCGAAAAATACACTATCCTTTGGTTTGTTTCTTTCTAAAAGAATGTCGTACCACCTCTGATAAACTTCAAGAGGGTTTGAAAGTATCTTTGACTTTGACACAATAAATTGAGCACCCACGGGTATATTATTAATAATAAATCCTGCTTCAAAAGGAGGTCTTTTCTTGCAAGGAATCTTGAAAAGATCCCATTGTTCAGGCATATTATGGCCGTCACCGTCACTTATTAAGCAACAGTCTCTGTACCAATTATTCAAAGAGATAAAACCGTGTTTTTGTGTATTTGCGTTTTTAATGAGTTCGAGGATGGGGCTTGGATGTTTTTGGTGGTGAGCAGTCTCGTGACCATGAATGAAAGCTACATAGTCTGGCAAGTTGTGGTATCTCTCTATGATAAATTTAAGGTACGCTGAAGTCTCCAGGCCTTTATTTGGTATGACCCATGTGGGCTCGAAACAACTCGGTTCTGCTCCTTCTTTATCAACTAAAACGACTGGAAATTCAGATTGCTTGAGCCATTCAAGGTTTTCCTTCCAGTGGCTCGTGACGATGGTCACCATCTATCGTTTACTTTCTTTAGTTTTCGAATCCAGGGGCGCGGAAGCGCTCTTGGGCCCGAAGGCCGGGCTTGAGCCCTATTTTTTAATTTTAGACTAAAATTGCTGAGCGAGTCCGTTTAGTTGCTGAAGGCAAGGCCGCCCATGCCAGACTGGATACGCAGGATGTTGTAGTTGACTGCGAACATCTTCTGCAGCTGGACGACGAAGCCGCCCTTGAGGTTGATGGCCACCTGGGCGTTATCAATACGAGAGAAGTTGCAAGTGCCGGTTGGCTGGTGCTCCTCGGGCTGCAGGGCGAAGGAGTACACATAAATGCCTGGGTATGGCACGCCGGTGTGGTACACATATGGCTGGTACTGGTTGAAGTACTTGCCGGTCTGCTCCTTGAAGCGGTCCTGGCCGTTGAGCACCAGCTTGAAGTTGTACAG